AGGTGCTACAATAACACCTAATTCTCCCTTACCTAATCCACCATCCATAACTTCATTAATTACATCCCAAGGAGTTTTAACAGTTGTCCTAGCTGATTCTTCAAATCTACCTAATACATTTTTAATATAATCATGTCCTAAATCAGCAACATTACCCGCTTTCATAGCTTCATCAATTACTGTTTTTATTTGTTCATACTCTCCAACCTGTAATAAATCTACAGATTTCATTATTGCATTTTTTAATGCCTGATTTCTACAGAATTCAAGAATTGTTTTTTCAACAAACTCTAAATCTGTAGCTTCTCTATTATTATAAACTTCTTTAAGATTGTGTATAACAGATGTTTTTAAAATTTCACTATCTATATCTTCTATTAATATTTTTAACGCTTCTAATGTAGGGCTCTTTTTAAATTCTAAAAAATATTTTTTAATAGCAGTAACTAACCACCTATCAGCCTCACTATCAAATATCTTTGAATCTAATATATCAAATATTGATTGTAAAAATGTTTTTCTAAATAAAAGTGAAGTAACTATTTTTTTCTGAAATGATGTACCGAATTTACTTAATGTATCTACAGTATCCACTAATTTAATCTTCCCCGTATAAATTTTTGCGTACTAATTCTATTTTTTTCTTTCTATATCGAGCTACTGCTTTCTTTCTAATCAAATCCCTATTACGTTCATAATATTCCATATTCCAACGTCGTTGAGCTTCAAGCTTTTCATCTTGAGTCTTATATATTCTTTTTCTACCCACAATAAACTTTTATTTTTTCATATATCCATCTAATCTTAAAAAATGTTGATTAAGCCAACTATCAATGTTAGGTAAATTAGTAAATAGCCGATCTTCCATAAACAATTTTTCAAAATTATACTTTTGTAATTGCGGTTTATTATTATCCAAATGATTTAATAACTTCACCTTTGTTGTTCCACTAATATCTACATCTTCAAGTTGCATTAATCTATGATTTCTATCAATCAATTCTTCGTGCTCTGTTAACTTTACTTTTAACCTATCTAAAGTATAATCTTCTGCCTCTATTAATTCAGGAAACTTCTTTATAATAGTTTTTAATCCAAATCTCGGTACACCAGGTACATTATCAGATTTATCTCCATCTAATATTTTATAATATATAAAGTTTTTAGGATGAATTTTATATTCCTCTACAATAGCATCTACATCATATAATTTTTTCCTAACTGGACTCCAAATTTTTATAGTATCTGAAACTAATTGTAAAAAATCTTTATCGGTTGACATTATTATAGATTTTTTAAATTTATTCTTTACATAATATGCTATAACATCATCCGCCTCTATATTATCTACTGATACAACACTTATAGGTAACAACTCAAGATAATTTAATAACCGCTTTAATTGAGTTATCATATTTATTTTTTCATCGTCAGAATCTAATCCTTCAGCTCTATTTACCCGTATACTACCTCTTCTACGTTCTTTATATTCTGGATAAAATTTACGGCGACGTGTAGATCCTCCCTTACCATCGAATACTATTACCACTCTCGTTGGTGCTAACATTCGAATTGCATAACCTATACTTCTTAAAAACCCAACAATTCCTCCAACGTGTATTCCATTTTCATTGGTGCTTGGGAATACACTAAAGACTCGGATAAACGTATTTAATCCATCTATGAGAAGTACTTTATCGTCTACATCACCGCCATAAATATCTACTTTTGATTTATCTTTAATCTGATTTAAAATTGATACATAATCATTAGAGTTCATCCATTCCATCCTCAGTCATCACAACATCATCAATCCCGAATTCATCCATATCATATTTTAAAATTAATTTTTCACATATCAATTCATATAAATGTTCTTTTAAACCATCAACTTTATCAAGTAATTGCTTAAAATCTTTAGATTGAAATTTGTGCTCGTTTCCTAAATTATCAGTAAGGTTGTACCAAGCTCCAGCCTGCTTTACAAGTTTGTAATCTTTCATTACAGTTAACCAACTACCCACATCATCAATTCCACTTTCAAAATAAAGAGGGAACTCTGCTTTTCTTAGTGGAGGTCCCAATCTATTCTTTATAACCTGCGCAAGAATCGTCATTCCAATAACATTCTTTTTAGCATCTTTTATTTGGCCTTTATTCTTTAATCTAACTCTTGTAGATGCATGAAATGGTAATGCTTTACCACCACTTGTAGTCCAAGGGTCACCAAACATAACACCTAATTTTTGTCGTAATTGATTTGTAAACACAAGAGCCACTTTTTGTCTACCTATCGTTTGAGTAATTTTTCTTAATGCTTTAGAAATAATAATAGCCTTAGCAGTAGCCCAACCATCTTTATCAAAATCTGCTTCCATTTCTACTTTCGTAGATGCGGCTGCTACTGAATCAACTAAAATTGTTACTAACCTATCTTTATCTGATTCACGAACTTTAGCTACTATATGTTCGATAGCCTGAAATATATCTTCAACTGTTTCCAAATGTAAATACAGCATACTGCTTACATCTACACCAATAACTTTTAAAAAGTCTTGACTAACTGATGTTTCAGTATCTATATAAACTGCTACACCACCTTTTTTCTGAGTCTCAGCTAAAATGTGTGCACCAATTAATGATTTTCCACTTGATTCCAATCCATTGATTTCTGTAATTCTACCAACTGCAATACCACCGTTAGGTTTATTCGATATTGCTAAGTCTAATAGTGTAGAACCTGTAGAAATGAACTCTTTTATATCAGTAGGTGTTCCAGTACCACTATCTAAGAAAAAAGCAACTTGATCGGTATCTTTAAATTGTTTGTTTAAATTTTCTGCTAATATAGCAGCAAGATCGTCTCTTGTACTCATATAAAACTCCTAAATTAAAATTGGGGGATGTTACCATCCCCCGAATTTATGTTATTAACTATTAAATAGATCGTCAAATGCATCTGCTGCAGATGAAACAGTAGTTGTACTGGTTTCAGCAGCTGGTGCAGGAGCAGGCTTAGAAGTTTCTTTCAATTCTCCACCTTCATCCTCTGATTTTCCTGAAATCCAAGATTCAAGAACTGAAGTTAATTCTTCATATGATTTCTCTTTATAGATTTCATTCAAATTCTTCTGATTATTCAAAAGTTTTTCCATAAGACTTGCATCTTCTGTAATTGGAGTTTGGTTTGGTTTAACCCTAATATTTGTTTTAGGGAAAGCCGTACCAAGTTCTTCAGCAGTTTTAAACTCAACTACAATATCACGACCATTCATAGAATCTGTAATGTCAAAGTAATCAGGATCTGTATTAATAGAAAGTAGTTCTTGATAAACTGTCTTTCCAAAACCCCAAAACTTAACACCTTCAGATTCTTGACCACGAACTACAACTGGTGCAAAAGTTCTCATTTTTGCTTCCAATTTTTTACCAATTTGATAATCATCTCTGCTACCACCTTCTTTGAGTTTTTGAGAAAACTCTTCGATTGGGTCTGGACGACCGTTTGAAATTGGTGAAAGATAGTTCTTCGAGCCAATTTGATAATGAAAAAACAACTCAATAAATGGGTTGTCTTTATTATGCAAATACGGAACAATCCTAATTTGAGTCTGCCCAGCGGGCGGTTTCCATAGATTGCTTACACGAGTATTTGAGTCTTGAAGTTGCGATAACCTTGCTTTGATTGCATTAATATCCATTTTTTAATCTCCTATATTATGCTTTATTTTTTATTATTTAATATGTAGTTATTTCATTATAACCTACAATAATATATATAACCTAATTCTTGAAAAATGTATTTTTTTTATTTAGCTAAAAACTTTTTATTCATCGTTTTTGCTACAGCCCCAACAGAAGTTACATCTATGAATTTTGCATCAGAACCATACATAGATTTAAAAGCTTCTTGATTTGAAGTTCTTTCATAATTACCCCCAATGAAATAACTAAGAACTTTAACACCCTTACCACGAATTTCTTTCATCATTTTTTTGGTATGTTTAACTGCTTGTTCATTATAATACCTAATTGTACCATTACTAAACATAGGCATTCCATCTGAAAAATTTAAGAAGTAAGATTCTTTATCATTAGAACCATCACTTATTTTATTCATAATAGCTTGATAACATAATCCTTCAGGCGTTGTTCCTGAAGTTCTCAAATATTTAAAATACTTTTTAACATGAGCCATTTTATTTTTTCTGCTATCATAAGCCATCAAAATAGCTGGCATTTCATCACTTCTTCTACTTTGACGATTATAAGTAGTATATCTAACTGAAACTTCAACTGTCAAACCTTCAATCATTGAAGCCGCTTTACAAATAGCAACAGTAGATTTAATGGTGTTATCCCATTTATCTCCACTCATACTACCACTAGCATCAATTGAAATATGTAAGTGAGCGTCAGCATAACTGTCAGTAAATGTAGTAGAAAAAACTCTTTCATTACCAAACCCCAATTCAGCGATTAATCGTTTATCAATTCTACCACTATCTTTACGAGTCCATTTAGTATCTCTACTCTCATTACGAACTTTAAGTTTTTTTCCTAACATAGTTCCAAGTCTCAAACCTTCAACAACCGTTTTACTTGAAGATTCAATATGATATGAATAGTTAGTTAACGCTTCACATAAATCATTTTCTAATAAACCATCAGTAATTCTATCAATAACAACACATTTAGTTATACCGGCATTATAAGAATCACTTCTCCAATCATATTCACCAAGTTCTTTAGCACCAACATCCGTTAATTTCATACCCGATTCTTCTACTGCACTTATTTCACTAGCATACTTTTTAGCTAATTTAGTTTTTTTAGTTTTACCAGCAACAAAATCTTTCTGTTTATCAAATGCTTTTTCTAATTGTTTTTTCTGAGCTTCTGAAAGAACAATATCACTACCACTGCCGTGACCTCTACCAACTTCACCACCTTCAACAGCTTTTTTTAATCCTTCAAACTCTTCATCAGAAAGTTCTTTTGATTCATCATTTAAACTACCACTACCACCTTCTTTTTTTTCTTCACCTTTATTTTCAGAAGCAGGTTTTGTAGTAACTTCACCATTTTCATCAGTTTCTTCAATACCATCTTTTAAGTTGTCAAGTATAACATTATAAATATCTATAGCCACATCAAGAGCTTTTTGAGTAGAATCTAATCTACTAATTCTTTTAATATCTAAGTGTTCCCAAATATCTCT